GGCTTCGTCTGTTTTATCTAAAGCCATTATTATCCTTTATTAAATTAATAATCTTTTTTATCTGCACCCATAGCTGTTAAGCCTTGGCCTTTATTTTTTTTACCGGCTTTACCATCTGTACCACTAAACTCACCTTGTTTAAATCGTTTTTTAGAAAACGCTTCTGGTTTAGCATTAGATGATTTACCACCGGCATCAGAAAATTCACCTTGTTTATACTTTTTTGTATAACTTGACATGATATCTGGCCCATTCATATTTTTCATAATTTCTCCTAATAATCTTTTTCGTCTGCCATCTTATTAAATGATGGTTCAACTTGGTTTCTATTTTTATTTGGGAACATATCTTTTCTATCTTCCCACGATGGAATTTGACCTTTTATGTCTAACTCCTTACCAACAGGTTTGCCTTTTGGATAATCAGCACCAAGGTCTCCCTGTTTGTATTTTGTTAATACTGGTTGTGGCATTTAGCCCTCCTTAATTTTAGTTTTTAAATAATCTAATAATTCTGAATTATCTACAAACACTGTTGTTAAACCATTAGCTAAACCATTAACTAATTGTTCTTCTTCTTTATCACCCAATTCTATATTCCATTGATAGACAACTGCGTGTAAAATCTCATGTAACAAAGTATTAGCATGAGAAACTCCTTGTTCTTCATCGGTATATCCTATTATACCTTCTTTTGCAAAAAACTGTCCATGTGCTTCATTTGCATTAGCAACAGTTTGTTTCCATTTTTCTAATTTATAATCTCTGTAACCAATCTTTATAGATTGAGGTATTTTATAATCTACCTTGCTGTTCAAACTGCTCCATTTCTTCTGGCATTAGTTCATTAACTTGTTCATCTTGAGATTTTTTATCACCAAACATACTACTTATTGATTCTGCTTCTTTAGAAATTGTAGGTTCAAATACTCCAAATAATTTACCACTTTCACTTGTTGGTAAAAAACCTTCTTTTCCACCAAAAACTTCATTAATAGCTTGTATAGGTTCAATAGGTGCTAATACTCCTGCCGCTTTAGTTACTTTTGAAAGTAATGCTAATATTGTTGCTAATTTACCTACTTTACCTGTTTTATTTATTGCTAATTTAATTTTATCACTGTTTGCTCTTGGTAGTTCTGTATATTTATTTCCCGATACAGATGTTTGAGATTTTTTTAATTCCGGCTCATCAACAATAGTTACTTTTGGCTGTACTTGTGGTTGTATTGGCTGTTTAGTAACAACTGGTTGTGTTGTTGTTGTTTGTGTTGGAATAATTTCATCAATTTGTTGACCTACTGATGTTCCTGCTGTACCTCTAACTTTAAATTTACCTTCTGTAAATGATACAGCATCTTCAGTTGTTTCAAAGCCTAATTGTATAAATAAATCTTTATCTAATGTACTAAGTGCTTCTACAACACTTTTACTTTTTAATGCTGTACTTGTTGTACCTTTTTGATAAATTGATTTTGTACCTTTTATAGTATGGCCCATTAAATTATCAACAACATCTGATGATATTCCTAATGCAGATGCTCTCATAGAAAACGCCCTTCGTAAATCTTCAAGAGTCATTGCTCTATTAGCATTTTTTACTGTATCAAGTATTTCAATTTTATTTAACGCACTATTTATATTTTTACTATAATGACTTGCTAAATTAGATGCTTTTATTTTAGGCTTACTAAATATTGTCGTACCAGTTGTACTTATATTTGTCTGTTGTTGTAATAAAGTTTTTACAGAATCGGATATAGGTATTTGTACTGCTCCTGCACCTTTACCAGAATATGTAGTTATAGTATTATTAACAAAATCAATATCACTAGCTTTTAATCTAACTAAATCAGTTTCTCTAATTCCTGTCAGTAACATAATTTTTGCTAATCTTCTTGAATTAGGGTCTTTTATATTTTTTAATTGTTGTGCAACATTTTTATATGTATCTGATTCAAAAACAGGGCCTCTTCCTAATTTTTGACCTTGAAGTATTAAAGGATTATCTTTACCAAATGCAGAAGCCGCATTATAACCTTTTTGACCTACTGTATTACCTATTGCACCTTGTATAGATTTCCAAAAATCTGTTGCCGCACCCGGTTTTCCTTTAAACCATGCTTGGTCTTTTCCGGCAGATGTTAATATTTTTTTTATTCCTTCTTCACTGTTAATTTGGTTAAACAATATTTCTTTTGGATTTATATCTGGAAAAACATTTTTTAAAACACCAGAATATTTTATATTACTATGTGTCCCACCAAATAATCTTACTTTTGTTCTTTTTGCTTGGTCTAAAGATGTTTTACTTATTACACCAGAATTAAATTTACTTTGTAACTTTTCAATACGAGAATCCATTACTTGTTCAAAAGTTAATGTATCTAAAGCACTAGTAACAGTACCTTCACTTGCATATTTATTTATAAAACCACCATCTTGAAAAGTCATATTAAAACCTATACTTGTTTTTTTATCTTTTGGATTAACTGAAAAACCAATACTTTTATTTTCACCAATATTAATTGAACCACCTAATTCTTGTTTTATTATTGAACTAACAGTAGTTGCTAAAACAGGATGTTTTTTTATAACATTTTCTGCTTTTTTATATACTGTTGTTTCTTTAGCTTTATCTTCAATTAAATCTTGTAAAGCATCTAAAGCTTTTTGTTCTTCCTCTGTCATTAGTATCCAAAAATCCTATCTACGGGTTCATACGTCTCTGCTTTTATTTTATTTATATTATACAAAGCCCTTTGTCTTTCCCCTGTTTGTCTTGTCATAACCATATAGCGTAAAGCATCATAAGCATGGTCATCTGTTTTTGTATCAACATCCTCTGCATTATTCTTTGCATAAGGTATTGTTGGTAGTGTTCTAACTAAATTAGTACAAGTAGAAAATATTTTTAATTGAGGCTCCCCTGTTTTTTCTTTTATGGACAACCTTCTATGTAATTCTACTTTACCACCTATTCTATCTCTGTTTGATGGTACAAACCTAATTCCTGTTGCTATAATACTATTTGCTATACTAGGGCCTATACCCGACTTGTTCCAACAACTGGCATCAAGTACTGAAGTGTGCATTGGAGGGTCATAAACTTCTAAATCATTTATTTTATTTGCAAGTTGTTCACCCGTAAGCCCACTTTGATATAGTTCCCTATATATAATAATATTACCATCCCAATCTACTGCACCCCATAGGACACAGCTTGGCGAGGAATATCCATAATCGGCAGAACGTATTCTAATCCAATTATGTGGCATATCGTAAGGTTCAATAACGTGTACGACCTTACTAAATTCTGGAAATGCCGCACCTTCTGCAACATCCCAATCTCCATCTAATAATCTCTTTCTTTCTACTTCTGGTAAAGATGATAGCATTGCTTCATACTCACCAGACTCAGCTAAATACGGATTATCTGTTAATCGTGCAGGTATGAATTTACGATGAAATAAAGGTTCCCCTGCTTTTTCGTGATATCTACCAAATTTAAGTACATCACCTGTATCTATATCTGTAGCATAGAATGGTTCACCCGGTATTATTGGGTCTACAAACATTTTCTTTATCCACCAACCACCAACACCTCCCGGATTTGATGATGCTCTCATATATGTTTCAATACTTTTATCAGTACTACGCAAACGAGAACGTAAATAATTCCAAACATAAGGAGTTGGATAATGCCCTAATTCATCTACACCAATCCATGTAAATGCTTGTCCTTGATACCTTGTTACATCGCTGTCTTTGTCAACATAGGAAAATAATGCTGTTGCACCAGACGGAAAATGCCATGTACTCTTTGATTCTTTAAATATAGCACCCGGAAATGCTTTCGAATATAATTTTCTACTATTATCTATTAATTCTGTTAATTCTGCTAGTGTTCTTCTTAATAGTAGTGCTCTATGGTTAGGATTGTGACAATATCTTAATAAATCGACTAATAATGCAAACGATTTTCCACCACCTGCCGCACCACCATATAATACTTCTTTCTCTGGTGACGCTAAAAACTTAGTTTGTGGCCCTTTATTAGGCATAAAAACTACTTCAGAATTGTCTTTTAATAACTCTTTAACTGATTTTGGTACAGAATCAAGTAGTTCACCAGTTATTGAACCGCCCTTTTTGTTGATTGCATCAACTGTTTTTAAACTTTCCCGTAATCGTTTCGCCTGTTGCTTTTGATTATCGGCTTTTTTAACGGATTGCTGTACTTGTTTCTCTTTTTTCCTTAGTTTTTGTCTCGCCTCAATACGTGCTCGTTGTGCTAAACTAAAATTATACCTTCTTGTCATTAATTATAACTTATATTTTGCCGCTCTAACTCCGCCGCCCTTGGAATAGGACTTTATCTTTCCGCCTTTTTTATTATATTTATACGAGCCTTTATCTGATTTTGAACCTAATGCTCTATAAACATCTTTTTCAGTAATTAGCTTTCTTTCTAATGCTTTAGGCGTTCCAAATATATTAATAATTTTAATTACTTCTTTTTCTGTTAAACTACCCATTTTATTCTCCTATAACTTTTATTTTATCTTTAGCAGGTAACATAACTACACCATGTAATACTTGGCCTTCTATATTAATTTCTTGACGTTTACTAATCCCTGCTCTATCTAAAATCTCAGAAGCGGCTTTCATTCTAACATCCATTTGTCCAGATGGTATTGTTCCATCTGCGTCTAATCCTTCTGTTAATCTGTTTACAGCTTTTACAGAAGAACCTGCTAGTTGTGTTTTAGCCCGTTCAATAATCTCATTCTTTACAGAGTTCATTAACCACCCTCTAGATTCTGGACTGTATCCGGCTTCTTCAATAGCCGACATTACTTGACCCCCATTATTAAATAGAACGCTTAAAAACTTCTCTTGTTTTGGGGTTAATTCTTTTTTCTTTTTTGGTATTATTTGATTCATTTTTATTTTCTGGTTTAGTAAATATTTTCCACCAAGCCGCTATTAATCCATAAGGGTCATCATGTGGATACCCTAAATGATTTAATTTTTTTTTAGGCATTGTTTGGTTCGTATGCTGTTTCATGTTCACAACAGTTACAATGACATTCTCCACCACAACATGAGCCACTATTACTACAATGACATTCATGGTCACATGTATTACAAATAGGCATTTTTATTTTCTTCCTCTAGATAATAGTTCATCTGCTTTACGTTTTTTATTTTTAGCTATTTTTTTATTAGTATTTTTAGAAGAAGATTTCATTGCGTTAACAGAAATAAATCCACTACGTTTAGCATCTCGTATATCTGCTCTTTTTTTGTTTTCTTTTATTTTTTCCCTTTTTAATTTTTCTGTTAATTTTTTTAGTTCTAACTTATTTTTTTTTATTTTAGTTAGTGGGTCAACATATTTTTTTGATTTTGAATAGGGATAAGGGTCATAATTAGGCCCTCTTATTGGAGATAAATCTACTTTTATATTTGCTTTTTTTGCTTCGTCTCTTATTTTTTGTATTTCTTTTTCTAATTTGTCTTTATCTTTTTTTATTTTCTTTTTTTCGTTTTTTAATTCTAAATTTTTCTGATACGCAGTTTTTTTTGTGCGTAGTGGTATAACATCTCTCATATTATTCCTTATGTGTTTGACAAAATTTAGATGCCGATTCTACACTACCAAAGCCCCATGCCTTTAGTGCTAATGCTTTTCTTGTTGGTCTTCCTTTTGAATCTTTCATAGCCCCTTTCATACCTGCAAATCTACAAGCAAAAGAAACTCGTCTTGGGCTAGTGCCCGATTTTAATGGTGAACGTAAATTGCCACCATCTCTACTTTCAAAATGTTTTCTACCTTTTTCATTTAATCCGCCTTTTGGATTTTGGTATTTTTTAGCTACCACTATGACCTCGCTATTTTTTTTGCTCTTTCTGATAAATCTTTAAAGTGTACAAGAACTTTACTATTTTTTGTATGTGTATTTCCTGTATGTAATGTTCCATTTTTCATTTTATGAAATGAGCCTGTCCATTCTTTTCCAGATTTTAAATAATGTTTTACACCTTTACCCATTATTTTTTCTTTTTACTATGAGCCATACCACCACCCATTTTTTTAGGTTTCTTTACAGTACTACCATACATTTTTTTAGGTTTTTTCGCTACGCCACCATACATTTTACCTTTGTCTTTAATGGCTTTTTTCATAGATTCTTTTTTATTGCCATCTTTATCCATATCAAGGTAATCTGGTTTTACTGTACTACCAGTTTTCATCTTAATTTTTTTCTTCATCATTATGCCACCGCCATAAGCTTTGGCTTTATTTTTTTTACTGTTAGGGAATCCTGCTTTCATGTTTGCGTATGCCTCCGGAGTTATTGTTGATTTTGATTTAGTCTTACTTGTTCCTGCTTTTTTCTTTGCATTAATATTTGCGTATAATCCACGTTTAGCCATTATCTATTATACAAATTCTTTTGGTGTTTCCATGCATCATATTCTTTACGGGTTTTAAATACCCGTTTCTTAGGATTAAAATCCAGACTAGCTTTTGAATGTGGACTAACTTTACTTACTGCCGTTTTCTTTTTAGTTGTTCTACTCCAAGAGCCTTCCTTTTCTTGCCCTTTAACATCTTTTAACAATTGACTAAACTTCATTCCACTAGCTTTCATCTGTTTTTTCAAGTCATTAATGCGAATTTGATATTTATTTCTACCGTTAGCTTTTTGTTCTACCAATGATGATTTATTTTTTAATAGTTTTTTTAATAAACTTTCATATTGTCCAAATTTAGCCATAACTATATTTTATATTTAGCAGGTCTCACACCGCCACCTTTACTGTATTTTGATTTAGTCACAGAACCACCTTTTTTATTTGGTGGGGCCATATATACCCTATCATTAGTCGAATTATCTTCATCTTCTCTTTTTGCTCTATGCTCATCTAAAAGAGCATCCATATGTTTTTGCCATCTTTTATTACCCATTGATAAGTTTTTCATTTCATTAGGGTTTTTTACATCTCGTTCCTTTATTTGAAGTTTTCTTTGAAGTTTATTTAATTTATCAACAAATTTCTTAGTCATAGGTATAGATTGTATTAAATCTGAGTTTTCTCCAAATTCAAGAAATCTTAATAATATACTATCTGAAGGTATTTTTTTTGTTGTTGCCATAACTATATTTTATATTTAGCAGTTCTAACACCGCCACCTTTAGCATATCGAGAACGAAACCCCGATTGAGTTTTTTTCTTTCTTGGTTTAACCATTGGTGCCGCAGACATATCTGCTATGCCACCCATTTGCATTTTTTTTGTTTCAACTTCTTTAGTCATACCTTTTTTGTGTGCTGTTTCCAACAATTCCGCCTCAGCCGTAGCCCCATATTTTAACCGAAAGGATACTGGGTCATTTTTGTATTCATCTAGTAATTTTTTTGTTTGTTCGTTTGTCATAGTTATTACTTGACTTTTTTAGAATAATTTCCTGTATATTGATTCCCTGTTCTTTGGGATAATCTTGATTTAGACCTTTGTTTTTTTTGTTTAATTTTTTTTGCATCTTTTAATATTTTTGGAACAGTTCCGGAAATATTTCCTTTTATATAATCTGAAGGAAGGTTTTTTATACTTTTCTTTAATTCCTCTATATTATTGTATACTGCTGTAAGCAATGAACTATCTTTTAATGCTTTTTTTACTTTATTGTTTGCCATAATTTTTTCTGCTATTTTTAGTTAATAATATTTAAAAATAAACGAGGAACCGTCCCAAGAAAGGGCAAAGGTCTTACGAATTGCCACAAGTTCCTCGTATCCCCTAAGACTAGTTACTCCATACCTCTTTTTGTACATAATGTAAATGTGTAATATGCACGAGTATTATTACTAGTCCCATCTATTATATTATACCCAATATATGGATGTTGTCAAGGAAAAAATAAAAAAAAATATAAAAATAATTTTTTACTTGACAGAATCGTATATGGGGTTATAATAGTATTAGGCCCCTATGGCCGGGGGTATATATATACAGCAGAGTATATCTAGATTATCGCTAAAGTACTATTAGTAACAGCAGACTATACTAGTCTATATAAAGTTATAATTAGAAAATCGTTAGGGGCTGTATATATATCTCTCTGGGTATGGGGTAGTGTCCCTATAGTACCCCCTTAAAAAACCTTATCTTTCTGTCAATTTTATTTCCTCACGCTTATCAAGCCCTTGCCTTGCCAAATTCCTTACTAGTTAATTCTTATTGATAGTCTAGCTATAAACTAGCCCGTCTATATATTTTTTTATATGGATTGACAGTTTTTTGTTTTAATTAGGTATAGGGCTAGGCATACTATTAGACTACTTTAAAAAATACCCCCTAGTGTCCATTAGTTATTCTTAGATATAGCCTAGTCATATAAAGTTTATACTATATATATCTAGAGCAACTTAATGCACTTATAACCACTAGGCACAATCTAGTAATACTCAATGAATACAAAGGGTTATAATACAATCTAGCTATAATTAGATTGATATTAGACATACTCCACATAATACAAAGTAGAACTAGAAATACTATGAATACAGCAGAATATATTAGACTAGTAAAAGGCAATAAAAAAAGCCCTTGTGAAACTACATTATACAAGGGCTTTAAACTTAGGAGGGTAATTCTAGTTATTTATTCAATCCATATTTACCTCACTTTTATTTATTTGAATCTTTGTAGCATCTCTCTCAGATTTGGCAATGATATAATTTTTAAATTTATATTTATTAAATCTAAGGCTATTTTTATCAAGAATTAACTGCATTTCTTTACCATTGATATTGTAATAATCGAATAGTCTTTTTTCGATTATTGTATCAATGCCTAGACTTTTACAATTTACATTATGCCAACCTTGTATTGCTTCCTTTTCACTTAATAAAATATCAATATCATTAGTAATATCACAGACTAATTGAGTATTTCTATTAAATAAACTAGCCATAAAATCAGCAAATTGTATAAAATATTTACTAGTAAGCATTAGTGACCTCCACTACAATAAAAGCCATACCGCCTAGAATTAGTATAATCCCAGATACAGCACCCAGAACAGCGAACATTAATAGAAATAATTTAGTATATTTAACCATTATATCCCACTCTCTCTTATTTAAATCATTAGGTTTATTGTTCATTTATACCTCCATACAATCAATAATAAGCCAATAATGATACAAGTAAATATTATTATATTTTCTAGCATTGATTGACTCCTATTTCATGTTTTGGCAATGAATAGAAATCTTTAAAAGACATATCTAAACAGCCTTTTTTTCCTGTATCATCAAATTGAATTAAAGCCCTTATTTCTTGCTCATTATGAACATGAGTAAAAATAATAGGGAAAGCGTGAAAACTTAAACTTTCAACAAAATCAGTATCAAAACTTCTGTTTCTTTTTGTTTCAATAGCCTTGTTATTTAATTTTATTAATTGTTCTTTTGTTAAATATCTAACTGTTCTCATATTGTGCCTTCTTTCGTTGGGTCTGCTCTATTCATGTTTAAATGTACTTCAATATCATCAATAGAATTAATATGAACTTTGTCAGTCTTAACCTCTAATTCAATATTTAATTTTTTTAATTCATCTTTTAAATATTGTTCAGTTTGGTCAAGTATTTGAACACAGCGACCCTCTGCCTGATGTGTTAAAAAATCCAATACAAATAATAGAGCAATAGCCTTGCCTGATTTGTATTGGTCAGTTGGTAGAGTACCTTTTTTAATATTAAAATAAGGTCTTGAATAATCAGCCATTATAAAATCCTTTTGTTAAATGGTTTATAATGCAGATATTATAGAATATTGTCTAAAATGTGAAGTTTAAAATATTAATACAATAAGTGTGATAATGAAAATTATTATTAATGTTCGGTAAAGTAGTATAAAAAAATCCATATTCACGCCTATTCTATGTAAAAAGTTATTAAAAAAAGGGCGATTTATTTCGCCCTTTTTTATCGTTTATAGTTATTGTAGTTTAATTCGCAACAGTAAAAACTATTGATTTAATATTATTTTTTAAATCCCTCCAATTTATTTTTATCTACAAATTCATCAATCATTACATTAATATAATTAAATTCAATATAAGCAGAATTTCTATTATATTTTAAAGCTTTGTATTTTCTGTAATTAATTCCAGATAATAATCGTACTTCTTTTAACAGATTTATAGCTTCATTTTTTACAACTGCATTTGTTTTGATTTCATCAATGACAGATTTTGCATCAATATTAGGCATATAATTTTTTCCATGCATCACTTGATAAAACTTCTCTAACAGCGTCCTGTCTTCTGGTCGCAACTAAATTAGGATTAGATGTACCTCGAGATGTTTTAAGTAACACCATAACGCCTTTATCATTTGGGCGTTCCCATTCAGCGTCAGTATGAGTACTCCAATGAGTTAAAGCATTATAAACAGCCCAAAGATTTTTTCCTAAACTTCCAACCTCTTCCCAATATCTGTACATTAAATAATCAAATAATTTTTGATTTATTGCAATGAAATTAGGGTCAGCTTTTTTCTTTAAATCTGCTAATGGTTTTTTACAAACTGTATCAGCAAATAATTTCGCAACTTGCTCATCTGAAACTTTACTATCACGCCATTTTAACATTTCATCTTTATTGTTATAAAATTGCTCTAACGACTTATCTAATTTCGTCAAAATGCTTTCAACAGAAATTCCTTTAGTATGTTTCTTTTTTTGATGATACAATTTCTCACCACCAAAAACACAAGTATTTTCACAGAGGCTACGATAACCACCATTAAAAACTTGAAACCTCCAAGACAAATCAAGACTTGTAAAAATATCTTGTCTTGCTTTTACTGTATCTCCTCCTCCAATATCAAAATCTAAATCATTAAATTTTGTAGTTCTTAAAGACTTGGCTCCATTATCAAAACTCCAATCAGTAACTTCTAAATTTTTTGTTGGTAGATTACTTTCTAAAAGTTTTTCAGCGTGTCTATCAAATAATAATTTTGGATTAATAACCTTGTATTTGTCAGAACGAGGTCTTCCAATAACTTCATTTGTATCAGTTCTTAAAACTGTAACAGCGTCATTTAATGGAATATCTTTACCATTATATCGGCAAAAATTATCGGTTGTAGTATCCAATGGAATATCAAAAAAACTAGTATCCTCAATATTGTAATGGACTTTTTTATTTGTTAATTCTGCACCATGCGTCATTACTTCACTCATTTTTAACTCCTTTGTTAAAATTTATTTATCTACTATTAACATTTAAAATAATTATCGCAACTACAATAATAATTAATGTGTTTTAAAAATTATATTATCTATATTTTTATTCCAACATAAACCACAATTAGAACAGTTTTTAGTTTTATCTAATTGTTCTGGACATATTAAACCTCTTTTACTATTTAACAGTTTTTCTGAATTAGCTGTTAATTCAATAACAGAATTTGAAAACCTAACAGAAAAATTATCCCAATTTTCATTTCTTAGATTAACAATTTCTTTACCAATAGGAGAAAATGGAGTTCTAGCAGTATAACCAAAAATAGAAATATTAGTGTATATACCTAACAATTTTTTCCAGAATCTAACATACTTAACAGAAAAAAAATCCCCCACAACATGAAGTCTAATCAATATCCCATGTTCATGTTTTTTAGATAACAATTTTATTTCATTTTCTAAACGTAACATTAATTTATCGTTACCTTCAAATCTATGAGCAAAAGGCATATTATTACCATAACAAGTTTCCCAATGGAAACAACTTTTAGGGCAAGTTTTTCTCTCCTCTAATGATAAGCTGTACATAGGTTTATTTATGTGCCTACCTTTAACAATAAATTTACCTAACTTTTTATTACTCGATAATTTTAATAAGTTATATTTGTAAGTATCATTATTAAAAACATTATTTGTATATATTGTTCTTCCATTTTTTATCGCTAGTTGTGTTTTATTCATTTAACTCAAAAATATTGCATCATCTTCATTTTCAATCTTATCTACAATAATATCAAAAGTATTATAATCATCTTCTAAATATATTCTAACTTCTTTGTTAGCATTTTTACTATCATTTTTTAATATAATTAGTTTATCTACTAATTCTGCTAATGTCATATTATATAATCTCCCTCGCCAAATGTCGTCAAGTCATAACCAAATTTATATTCTTCCTCTAATTTACACAAATCGCAAAATCGTATAAACTTATTTATTGCCATAAATTTTTTATTACATAAGTTACAATGTCTTTCATGTTCTTCTGACCTATCAACATTAACATTTTTTCTACTGTGAACAGCACCTTTTCTAAATTTACGTTCTTTTAATTGTCTGTGTTTATCCATTTATATTACCTACTATAATTATTAAAAAAGTAGTTTTGTGTATTTTTTAAACTACTAAAATTTATTACAATAATTTCAAGGCGGAAACCGAACCTATTATTGTTACACAATGATATAATCATATTTATATATATAGTCTAATAAAAAAGTATCACAACCCCTAAATTAAATTATTATTATGTATCTACAATTAATGTTTTGTATAATTTTCTTCTACATTAGGATATAAACTATCTTTTAGTGTATCTGCAATAGCTTCATGGACTATGACTAGTACCTCATTTAAATTTTTTTCTGGTAACAAATTTTTAGATACAATTAACAGTTCTCTTTGTAACAAATAAATTAACAATTCTCGTGGTAAATCACTAACATTTATTTCGCTAATAATATGACCTCGCAAACTATCCAAAAAGTCTTTACACCTCTCTCCCAACACTTGATTTTCCTCTAACAATTTTTCCATATATTTTTGTATCTCCTCAAACTGTTCTGGTGTTAATTTTTTCTTTTTAATGACCATATCTTTTATACAGTATAATATTAATTCTATCCCAGTTTTTTCTATCTACCATTTGTGGCTGTGTTCGTGGGTGTCTTAATGCTTTCTTATCTAACAATTTTTTTAATTTTAACAATCTTTTATGTCGTTTACTATTTCTGTTTTTTTGTACATAATGTAATTGATTATTTAACAAAGTATCATCTAACATATATAACCCCATTATTGTACCCACCATTCTGGACAACTACGACCTTTTTCCCATTTAGCAAAATACTTTTTATCATTATTATAGTATCTACGATAAGCAGTAACATAATCTTTATCTTTATATTCATCGGGCATACATTGTGGAGGTGATATAAAAGATTTGTCTGGTATCTCAGTTTGCATTTCATTATCTGTTATAAAATCTAATATCCGAGTTGATTTATGTTTTTTTCCAAATCGTTTATAATATTCTCTACTAATTTCATCAGCATTTCTAAAAGTCCAAATAAAATTATCACGAGTGTTCCCTACCCATTTTGTCATTGGATGGTTAGGGTGTGCAGATTTATATAAATAATCATCTTCATATCCATTCTGTCTTAAAGCTGTTGACAACATCTGACAACTTTCCAATAACATTTTAGGTATATGTTTGTCACACAAATACTGTGCCGATAAATCTGGTGTTTTGTCTAAAAAAAATATATTCATTATTTTGTTATAGTCTGTTCAGACACATTCGCAATAACTTTTTCTAAATAATAATATTTCCTTTTCTTTTTAATACCAACTTTAGCACTACCATTTAAAATATCTTTTAACATATCTAATTCTTTCTTATCCCATTCGTTAAATCGAATAATTTTTCCATCAGATAAATGTATATGCAAAAATCCACTTTTAGAACCATAACCACTACAACCAACAGTAATAGATACAATATCTAAATTTCTATAAGTAACAGCGTTCATAGTAACACCACAATTATAGTAACTACAATAACAATCCAAAGTATATGAGCCATATTTTTTTTCCTTTCAAACTCTTAAACTTACGTTAGTGTCAAAAACGTTTCAAACCAGTTTTACATTGGCACTAACATAAGTGAGAGCCACAATCTTAGTACTTTAAGTCATGGTGGCTCTCACATTTCTAGTTCTGTTGCTGAAAGATATATCAAGACTAAAAAGTGCAACCCAGATATACCATAGTTGCCAATATTTTGACAGCAACAGATATGTTTTAGGTGAGGGAAAACATACAAAAACCTAGAGTCTATTATTAACGACTTATAACTCCAAAAATTGTCGTGGGTAGTTTAGGAACTCTTGGTCTACGTCCATTGATTACTTTGTGTAATTTCAAACACAATCCTGTGGCACTACCCATGCCGTATCATAAATAGAGTAAACTCATTTGTTACTGTGAGAACAGGGCATTTCATAACATTAACTTATTTCGTCACAGGCGGTTTTATCCTAGCGACTCTCTTTACTCAACTCTCTATCTATAATTATCAATATAGACTACTGAATATCTATAGCAAGACTTTTTTTTTATTTTTATTTTATTTTTTTTTACTTGCGATACTACTTCAATATGATAATTATAGTTTCATTACTTTACCACAGGGGTACTATTATGATAACTGAATATTTAAATACATTAAACTTAAACATTGGAGAGTCCCACAGAGGAGATTGTCCTATCTGTAATCATAGTAACACTTTTTCTGTAACAAATTCTGGTACTCATTTATTATATAATTGTTATCATGCTGATTGTATTACCTATGGTTCTAATAGCAACAGAATAACAAAAGATATATTTAATAATGTTATTAATAACAGCAAAAAAATTAATGTAGATACAGAATATATAATACCAGATTACTTTGTATCAATAAGTAAAAATGATAGAGCAAAATTATATCTACAAAATAATAATTGTTGGACAGCCTATTTAAAAAATATGGATAACATTTTGTATGATGTAAAAAATGATAGAGTTGTATTTTTAGTTAGACACAATAATAAATTAGTAGATGCTGTGGGAAGACGATTAGGTAAGTATGGTTCAAAATGGCATAGATACAATAAAAGTAAATATCCTTTTGTAATAGGAGATAATACTGTGTCAATAGTGTGCGAAGATTGTGCAAGTGCTTGTGCTGTATCTAACAATTATACAGGCATTGCATTAATGGGAACTCATTTAACAAATGAAGCCTTGCGAATAATATCTCAAAGTGTAAAAGTAATTGTGGCATTAGATAAGGACGCAACTCGTAAAGCTATTGATGTTGTTATGCGAATTAAATCTAAAGTGCCGACAAGGTTAGTAACATTAGATAGAGATTTAAAAGTGCTAACACAAAATGAAATATGGGAGATATTGAAATGAAAACATTTGAATTTTTAATTAGTGAAAGTTGCTCAACAAAATTTGACATTGAAGCAGAAACAGAAGAACAAGCTAAAAAAATATTTGAAGAAAAAGGATTGCCAGATGATTTTGATAGGGAATTTATTTATTGCCAATTAGAAAATGTTGAGGAAATAAAATAATGGAATTTAAAATAACAGTTGATGTAGAGGGGGAACATACTCACGATGATGTAAAATTAAGATTAAAAGATGCATTAAGAAAAACTTCTTTTCAATGGAAGGATTGTTTTGTTGTTACAGATTTAGATGGTTATCATAGTGGTTACATAGAGGGATTAAAAAAAGGTTCGGAAATACTAAATAAAGTAATAGCAGGAAAATGAAATTACCCTCTGAACACAAACTTGAACTAATTGAAATTCAAGAGAAATTATCTAATCTTTTCAATGAATTAGGTAAGATTCTTGTGTCAGAGGATGACAAAGATTTAGATGATATTATGCAAAGAGTGGAACAAATGAAATTAGAAATGGATGATTTAATTGGTGATTATAAAATTAAAGAAGATTAGTTTTTTATTTTTAATAGTAACAATATTAAATGGTTGTACATTTTTTATTGCGAAAGAAACTGCAAGGGTTATAAGTATTGTTGCTGAAGATTCAAAAGCAAAAGCAGAAGATAAAAAAAAGAACAATGAACATAAAGATGAAAAACAAAGTGTTATTGATTGTATAAAAATGGTGGTGGTGTGTGATTGAAAAACAAATAATAGCATTGTGTCTTAGAAAAGAATTTTGGGAAAAGGCAAAAAACATTTTATCAAAAGAAATGTTCCCAAAAGAATATGCAACAATTTTTGATACAATAAATTCATCACAACAAAAATATGAAGTTGACTTAACACTAGATGAATTACTTGCATTACATAGAGATAGATACCCTGCAATGCCAGAATCTACTCGTAATAATATTGAAGAAGAAATAGAATCTTTACGAGGTGTTGCACCTACAAATATGGTAATGGCATTTGACTTATTATTTAATTTGTGGAGAAGAGATAAGGCAAGAGAAATAGGAGATAAGGCATTATCCATATGGACAGGGCAAAGTGATGACTTTGGTGTGCTACAAAGAATAATAGATACAGCACTTAAAGAAGACCCCGAACAACACGAAACATTTACTATTATTAAAGATACACTAGAAGATTTAATTGCCAACGAAACCAAAACTTGTGATTTTAAATTCCCATTAAAACCATTATATGAAAGAGTTATGGGACTAAACAGAGGTGATTTAGGAATTATATTTGCAAGACCAGAAGTTGGAAAAACATCATTCTGCTGTTACTTGGCAGGTGAATATGTAAAAGCAGGACATAAAGTATTCTATTGGGCAAATGAAGAAAGAGCAACACGATTAAAAATTCGTATATTCTGTTCGCTGTTAAATATGTCTAAAAATGAATTATACGACAATGTGGAAAGTTGTAGTCGTAAATTAAAAGATATGGATGTGGAAAATTTACTAACAGTTATAGATAGTGTAGGTACAGATATATCAGAAGTACAATCCTACTGTGATTTAAATAAACCAGATATTATATTTGTTGACCAATTGGATAAAATGAAAGTTAAGGGTAATTTTAACAGAAGCGATGAACGATTAAAAGAATTATATTACATGGCAAGGGAAATTGCTAAAAGAAATAATTGTTTAGTATGGGCTGTATCTCAAGCAGGTGCAGACGCTGAAAGAAAAGAATATTTAACATATGATATGTTGGATGGCTCTAAAACAGGCAAGGCAGGTGAGGGAGATATTATTATTGGTATTGGTCGTAGTTCAGACCATGATGAAAATACAACAAGATTTTTAAATATATCTAAAAATAAAGTTAATGGAGTACATTGTGGTGTTACCTCTCGTATTAATGTACAAACAGGAGTGTTTAGTGAGGAGTTAGATATATGATGATAACTTGCTTAGACATTGAAACAACATATCAAAAAGATGATGCTTTTTCTTATAGTGGTAAAAATCAATTAGTAAGTGTTGGTTTTAAAACACATACGGGTAAAGAAGATTACCTGTGGTTTTATCATAAAGAAAGAGAGCCTACAAATAATGCAAAACAAATTCTACAAGATTTACTACATAACACTAAAATTCTTATTGGTCATAATATTAAATTTGATTTAGGTTGGTTGTATTGTTGTGGTTTTACCTATGACAATACTGTGTATGACACTATGGTTGTTGAGTATATTCTCAGTAGAGGGGTAAAGAGACCTATCTCACTTGAGGAAAGTTGTAAAAGAAGAAAAGTTACACAGAAGAAAAGTCACTTAATAGAAGGTCACATGAAAAGTGGTGTTAATATGGATGATATACCACATAAATTAGTAGAAGAATATGGTAGAGGTGATGTTATTTGTACATATGATTTAGCAATGAAGCAAATGGAAGTACTAGAAATGGATATAAATGAGTTTAGCAAAAACAATTAAGCTGTCTTTTGACATGACAAAAGTATTGACCGAGATGGAGATTCATGGTATAAAAATTAATGTAGATACACTACACGAATTAAGAGATGAATACCAAACAGAAATGTTGATGTTAAATAAAAAGTTAGATACAATGGTTAAAGAGGCAATGGGAGATACACCAATTAATTTAGATAGTGGAGAAGATAGGTCAGTAGTGATGTACAGTTGTAAGGTACAAAACAAGCCAATATGGAAAAACGCCTTTAATTTAGGTACAGAAGTACGTAGAGGTGGTGCAAAACGTCCCAAAAGGAGACCAAATTTAAGCAAAAGAGACTTTAATCGCATGGTAGCACAGATGACAGACGTAATTTACAAGACAAAAGTACAACAATGCGACAATTGTTATGGCAAAGGAACTATTAAAAAATATACTGTTAAAGGTGATTTATACAAAATAGAACCAAAATGTCCTAAATGTACAGGTAAAGGTGTTTTGTATATACCAACACATGAAGTGGCAGGATTTAAATTAGTACCTACAAATGCATTAGATTGTACTGTTAATGGTTTTAAAACAGATATGGGTACAGCAACGAAACACATAACAGAATCAAATCCAAAAGCAAAAGAATTTCTAGAAGCATACACACGATATAGTGCAATAAGAACTTACCTACGAACTTTTATTGAAGGTATTGAAAGAGGATTAGACCCTAACAATTTTATTCATCCTCAATTTATGCAATGTGTAACAGCAACAGGTCGGCTGTCTTCTAGAAATCCTAATTTTCAAAATATGCCAAGAGGAACTACCTTTCCTGTAAGAAAAGCTATTGTTAGTAGATTCCATAATGGTTTTATATTAGAGGGTGATTATCGTCAATTAGAATTTAGAGTGGCAGGATTTTTATCTAAAGATAAACAGTTGTATAGAGATGTAGAAAATAATGTAGATGTTCATCAATATACAGCAGATACAATGGGAGTTACAAGACAAGAAGCAAAGGCACATACATTTAAACCTCTATATGGGGGTGTTTTAGGAACTCCAAAAGAAATGAGATATTATGAGGCTTTTAAACACAAATATTGGCAAGTAACAAATTGGCATGATAAGTTACAAAAAGAAGCGGTAGATACAAAAAAAATAAAACTACCCTCTGGTAGAGAATATTCTTTTCCAGATGCACGATATACACAGTATGGTAATGTAACAAACTCAACAGCAATAAAAAACTATCCCGTTCAAGGATTTGCAACAGCAGATTTATTACCCCTTGCGTTAGTTAATTTATATGCTATAATGAAAAAAAGAAATATGAAGAGTGTTATTTGTAATACTGTTCACGATAGTATAATTCTAGATGTTCATCCAGAAGAAAAAATAAAATGCATTGATTGTTTAAGAACAGCAATGTTAAGTATTAAAGATGAATGTAATAGTAGATACAATATTGATTATGATATGCCTGTTGATATTGAATTAAAAATAGGTAAAAATTGGTTGAATTTAGAGGAAATATAATGGATTACAAAGATTATAAATTAAGGGGAAAAGTCCATATGCCTTTTAGCCCAATACTAATGGAATTTGATATTCCTACACCTTATATAGATATGTTAAATAACTATGGTGATAAAATATCATCTAACGATAAAAAATCCAAACAGCTTGATTGGTCACACAATCTTATAGGTAATGTAAAACAGGAACATACAATTGAAAACCATATCTGGCAAAATAAACCAGATGAACACTTGCCAACATTCTTTAATTGGATAGGCCACTGTACTAATACTTATATTAAAACAAAATTAAATGATGGAGATAAAGTAGATAAGTCTGTAGCTAAAAAGGGAATTAAAAAAATGTTATTACACAAGAGTTGGCTTGTTAATTCCATTGCAGGAGATTTTAATCCCCCCCATATGCATAGTGGTATGATTTCTGCCGCAGGTTGGTTAAAAATGCCACCCTCTGTAGAGAAGGATGAAGAGAGAGAACAAGCAGGTTGGATTGAATTTATACATGGAACACCTCATATGCTTGTAGATTTTAAATATCCAATTAAACCTTCAGTTGGAAAAATATTTTTTTTTCCTGCATGGTTAATCCATGAAGTATTCCCATTTAGAGGTAAGGGTTTAAGAAGAACTATATCATTCAATTTAAGTGTTGAATTTTAGTTGACATAGAATTTGTATACTGTATAATATACATAATGTTTAGGAATAATGTGAATTGCAAACACACTATTGTTTCTGGCTGAACAACAATCGCAAAGTTGTAAGGCATAGGTCTTAATTAGTACGTCCAAGTGGATGAGGGGTTAAGGGTTAGTACTGAAGTAGCGTTATCCCAGAGATGTGATTTGTCGTGAAAAGGTTGTAGGTGAGGTCACACAAGCCCTACGAAACTACCTATAAAATTAATTTGCAAAATTGGAGGTTCATGTTGAACGCAACAAATATAACAGAAGTTGGATATAGTCCTTTACCAACTACTTTAGACGACATTTCAGAGGACAAACTTAAGAAATTGATTGGTCAATCTGGGGATACATCATCTGGCGGTGGTATGCCTAGATTAAGTATCAATCATTCTACCGAAGATGATGATGGGAATCAAATTCCTAGAGGATTCTACATGATAAAGGACAGTACAGGTAAGTCTATATTTTCTCCCAAAGTAACATATAGACCTTTTGTTCGTACATTCATGTACTCTGTATGGGACAATGATAACAACACATTTGGTAGTCAAACCATCCAATCACGAAGCATGAATGATTTGTTTTATGATAGTACGGGTGGATTGAAATGTGGTAAACTTGCCCCTAGTAGATTAAAATTACTAGATGAGCATTCTCCCGATGCCGTACTTCAAAAGGGCATTAAATGTGTCCAAGTACTTTATGGACTAGTAACCATAGGCGAGGGGCAAGATGCCACAGGAAAACCTGCAACTATAAAAGATTTACCTGCTGTTTGGTATGTAAGAGGTTCTAGTTTTATGCGTATTTCTGATTGGGTAAAAACAATTGAAGCACAAAGAAAACTTATGCCAACTTGTACTGCTGAACTGACTACTGTTAAAGGTAAAAGGGGTGGTAATATTTATTATGGTGCTAACGCAAAAACCATTAACTTTGGTAAATTTTCCAAAGATGACCAACAACAACTATTAACTTTTTTCGGAAATATTAATTCATTTAATAATGGTATTATGGAATCCTATCGTACCAATAAAAAGTTAAACGATGATAGTGGAGACTCTGTTCTAGAAGCTAGATTGGTGGATAATGGTTCCAATACTTGATTTAGTAAAGGGCTATTTAACCGAAGCAAGTAAGGGGGAAGCAAAACTTTCCCCAGAACTTGTTGAGGAATTTAAAGAAGCCTGTGGTGAAGCACTAAAAAGACAATTTAATCCTCAAAAAAGAGAGTGGCGACTACGAATGTCAAGTCTTGGTAAGCCTCTCTGTCAACAACAACTCGATAAAAAACAACTCCCCAAAGATATAGAATACAATGCTGTAATGAGGTTTCTCATGGGTGACCTTGTAGAAGCGTCTGCTATTTTCATTATGAAAGCGGCAGGAATAGACATTGAACATACACAAAAAAAAGTTGCTACTGATGTTGGTGGTGAAAACATTAAAGGTACACTAGATGTAAAAATTGATGGTAAAGTATGGGATATTAAATCAGCGAGTCCTTATGCATTTACAAATAAATTTGGTAATTACGGTGGATACAATAAGTTAAAAGAGGATGACCCTTTTGGTTATTTAGCACAAGGGTATGGTTATGCTAAAGCAGAAAAAGTACCTTTTGGTGGTTGGATTGCTGTAAACAAATCAACAGGTGAATGGTCAATATGTGAAGCACCAAGAGAGCAAGAAGAAGAGTCAAAAGAGGCTTTAGATA